CAGCAGGGATTAACGGCCGCCGCTCAAGGTTCTTTAGCGGGTAGGGATCTTGCAGGAGCCGCAGGCGCAGGAACAACCGAAGCCATTGCGGCCGCAAGACGCGCTGCCAGCCAAGGGGAGGTTGGAATACTACAAGCCGGCCTTAGCGGAGCAGAGATTGCCGCCGAGGCTGGACGTGGCGCTCGACTTGGCGCGGCTCAAACTACCCTAGACTTAGGCGATGCTTCCGCAGGGGCACGACAGGGCGCTGTTCAAACCGGCACTGATGTTGCCGCCGCGACCGACGCTGCCCGACTCGCTGCCACTCAGGCGGGCGAAGGGATTGCAGGTTCTACGGTTGCGGCCAGACTTGCGGCTTCTGAAGCTGGGACCCAAGTTGCCGACGCCTCCGCTGCGGCACAAACGGCCGCGGCACAAACGGCGACTAATGTTGCGGAATCTACTCAGGCAGCACGGGCCGCGGGCCAAGCGGCGGGTGAAGGTGGAATTGGTTCTTATGAATCGGCTATGGCTGGCGTCAACGACGCCACGACGGCGGCACGAGATGTGGCAAACCAAGCTCGTGCAGGTGGCGCAAGTGCCGCTCAAACTGCCGCTGACCAAACTGCCGGGGCTATTCAAGGCGCTCGCGGTATTACAAGTACAGCCGCTCAAGCTTTGCAACAAGCTGGCGCATTAGGGACACAATCCGCGCAGCAAGGCATTGCTGGATTAGCCGGAACAACCGGGGCTTATGACCCGGCCAACGCTGATCCTTATATGAACCAGTACGAAGATGCTGCGGTGCAGCAGGCTTTGGCCGATGTTAGGCGTGCCGGAGATATTCAGCAGCAAGGTGTAAACGCCCAAGCCGTAAGTGCTGGCGCTTTTGGCGGATCACGCCAAGCCGTAGCACAAGCCGAACTCAATCGAAACGTGTTGGAACAGCAAGGGCGTACTGCGGCTGGAATGCGTCAACAAGGGTTTGAGAGCGCGTCTCAACGGGCGCAACAAGCTTATGAAGCTCAACAGGCCCGCAGTCAGCAAGCCGCACAACTTACTGGTTCGATTGGCGCTCAAGGGGCACAATCGGGTATTTCGGCGGCAAACGCGGCGGGTCAATTAGGGCTTTCCGCAGAACAATTAGCCGCGCAAACTGCGCAGCAACAGGGTCAATTAGGGCTTTCCGCAGAACAGTTGGCGTCTCAAACAGGCATGTCTGCGGAGCAGTTAGCTCAACAAGGGGCTTTGTCTGGCGGCCAGCTTGGGCTGTCTGCTTATGCACAGCAGGGTGATCAAGCATTAGCGGCGGAGAATCTAGCCCAGTCGGGTGCGCTAAACGCCGGACAACAAAGTATTTCCGCTCAACAAATGGCTCAACAAGGCGCATTAAGCGCGGGCCAACAAGCACTGTCTGCGGAGCAATTAGCCCAACAAGGCTCTAACGTTACCGGTCAGCAACAAATGGCCGCCGAAACTTTGGCCCAAAAAGGTGCTTTAGACGCAGGTCAGCAGTCCCTTGCCGCACAACAGCTTACCTCACAGAACTTAGGTCAATCCGGCCAGCTTTCTCAAGGTGCCGAGCAATTAGCTGGGCAGCTTGGGATGACGGGCGCTCAGTTGCAGGGCCAATTGGCGGGGCAAGCCGCACAAATGGGTATTTCCGCGGAGCAGCTTGCAGGGCAGTTGTATCAGCAGCAGGCCGCTACCGGAATGTCGGCGGAGCAGCTTATCGCCCAGTCAGGGCTGACCGCCGCCCAGCAAGGCGGGCAATTGGGGCTATCCTCCGCGCAAGCGGCTCAGTCGGGTGCGCAACAAGGCGGGCAATTTGGCATGTCCGCTGCGCAAGCGGCTCAGTCGGGTGCGCAACAAGGCGCTCAATTGGGACTATCCTCCGCGCAAGCGGCTCAGTCAGGTGCGCAACAAGGCGCTCAATTGGGCATGTCCGCTGCGGACCGCGCTGCCGCAAACGCCCAGCAAGGCGCTCAATTGGGGTTATCCTCCGCGCAAGTGGCTCAGTCGGGTGCCCAACAAGGCGGGCAATTTGGCATGTCTGCTGCGCAAGCGGCTCAGTCAGGTGCGCAACAGGGCGCTCAATTGGGACTATCCTCCGCGCAAGCGGCTCAGTCGGGTGCGCAACAAGGCGCTCAATTGGGCATGTCCGCTGCGCAAGCGGCTCAGTCAGGTGCGCAACAGGGCGCGCAATTGGGACTATCCTCCGCACAAACGGCTCAGTCAGGCGCGCAACAAGGCGCTCAATTGGGCATGTCCGCTGCACAACTCGCTGCGGCAAACGCCCAACAAGGCGGGCTAATGGGGTTATCCTCCGCGCAAGTGGCTCAGTCGGGTGCGCAACAAGGCGCTCAATTGGGCATGTCCGCTGCGCAGATGGCGCAAACGGGCGCTCAATCCGGGGGTCAAATGGGCATAAGGGCTGCCGAAACCGCGGGTCAGTTAGCTTTATCGGGCGAACAGACGGCCGCGGCCAACGCCCAAGCTCTTGCCCAAACAGGGATGAGTTTACAGCAGCTTCGGGCACAAACAGGCCTCTCTGTCGCGGGACAGACGGGTTCGCTAGGTCAAAGCCAAGCGCAAATGGCCATGCAAGGCGCGGAACGAGGCGCGGGGTTAGGCCTTCAAGGTAACGAGCTACGAAGCAGGATCGGGGAAGGTATCGGGGCTCTCGGAACCAACTACGGTCAACTTAATATCGCTCAGGGCGCAGCGCAAGGCCAACTGGGCCTGCGCCAAGGGGCCCTTGGCGAACTGAAACAGAATATGGGGCAGAAAGAAGTAGGGTTCTTATTCGATGTTGGCAAGCAGCAACAAAACCAGCAGCAACTGGAACTTGAAGCAGAGCGTCAAACAAAGCTGGCGACGGCATATGAGCCTTATCAGCGTGTCGGATTCCTGTCTGACATATACACGGGGGCCCCGACCTCTCAGCAGACGCTAACGGCGACCACAACGCCAAACGTTTCTGCCGGCCAACAAGCACTTGGTATGGGCATTGCGGGATTGTCGGCATACGCCGGCGCAAAAAGAGCGAATATACTTTAATGAATAGAAACGTACTGGGGCGTCGAATGTTCGCCCACGGAGGCCAAGTCCATCCTATGCAGGAAGGAGGCGGGGTGCACCAGATGCCTGATGGTTCTATGATGGCAGACTCAGCCATGTCGTCGAGCCAAGGGCCCCCTCCACCAATGCCCGGGATGAGGGCACCGGAAGGTAGCATAGGGGATGCGGATATGAACCCCGCAGCTCAAGGTGCGATTCAGAATGGCCTTGACCCGGCTGTTCTTGAGGAAGCACTGGGCGGCGTAGCCGCTCAAATGGAAGATTTGGATAACGCCGAGGATTACGAGGGCGTAATCAACAGTATCCGCGGTGATCAACTGCCGCTGGGAGCGCGTTATGCGGAACTGGCCGGTATGGTGGGGGAGGAAGACGCACGGGAAACCCCTGAATCTGTACTAGCTTTGCTACAACCTCTCATGCAGATTGCCGCAGTTGATCAAGGGATCGGCGGCCTCGCGCAAGACGAGATGACCGCCCCCATCGAAGGGCCGATGGCCGGGGGCATTATGTCTACTGTCAACATGGGCGCTCCGGAGGGCCCCGCCCCTGTAAATTTTAGCCAAGGCGGCGCGGTCCAGTATATGGAACCGGGCGGTGTCGTCCCCCGCGGGTTACAGTCAAGCTTTGACGAACGTAAAAAACTATTAAACAGCATTATTGGCCCACAAGCTTATGATCAGGCTGACATAGATGCTGAAAGAGACATGACCCGAGCCCAAATGCTTTTTGATGTGGCGGGTACGGCCTTGGCCTTTGCTACCCCCGGAGAAAGGCAGATGAGCCCCGCGCAGCGGTTGGCGCAAGCCGCAACTGAGACACAACTGTTTGACAAAGTAGGTGCTCGCGCAAAAGCTCAAATGACAGCAGATCGCGGTCGTAAAAAAGACATGCGCGATGAGAAAAGGCAGGTTGATTTACTGGCCTTTCAAGGTGCCGAAGCCAGAGAATTGCAAGCGGAAAAAGCCAGATACGCCGCTGCGGCTAAAGGCCCGACAGTTCAACAGTTCGAGCACCAAATTACCGGAGAATTATCGAAATCTGTAGAGGGGAGCGAAGCTTGGCGTCAAGCGATGGCCGACCCTAACCAAGCTCTGGCGGGGGTCGCTTCTCAAACCCCTGAGTCGGCTGTTTCGTACTTGACTGATCCAGAAAGACTGTCGCGTTATGCCACGGGTAACTTAGGTGATGACGCCATAAAGTTTGAGCAAACAGTGCTTGATTACATTACGCCAAAACGTGTTTTTGATGGCACTGAGTATGTTGAAGGTGCTAGGGGTCAACTTTCAGGTCGTATTTTGGAAGCCATTAAGGCTGGAAACCCTGCTTTCTACCAAACCATTACTAAAGGTGAGTTAGATGAAGACGCAGCCCCGTCAACCCTTGGCGAGGTTACCCGTGGTTTATTTAAATCAGACGGTACTGTAGATAGAGAGTCCGACGCGTGGGGTTATACTAAACCAAATCGGTATGATCCAAGCGTAGACTACCGAGTAGTTATCGGTGCCTCTAGGCTATTACCCAGTATTGGTAAAGCACTGTCAGAAGCCCGCGCAGAATTGAGTGGCGGAGACGCTAGTCCTCAAGCACAGCATTTAGCAAAAGCTGCTTCAAGTCTTGACGCGTTGGCTAACGATTTATTGCACTTCTCAACTAATCAATCAGATGGTCGAGTCCTGAAGTTTGTGCAGGAAAAGATAGAAAAAGAAGTGGCTAATATTAGACCCGGTGGAATATTCTTAAAGACAGACGCTGACGCCTCTGCGGCTTTCCAAACTCTTGCGGACACTGTTGCACAAAAAATGCAAATGGGTAGAAGTATTCTGGCGGAGTATGGTGGCAGTAGACAGGGCTATACTGAAAAGCAGGTTACCGAAACTCGTGAAGACATGGATGAAATGAAAGTGTTTATGAACGAGCTGTTAGCTTTCCAAGAAGGTTTTAAGTATGTTCCGATAAGCAGAGCAGAAGTGGTTCCCGATCGGGACCAAAGTACACCTACCGCTCAGGCACAGATCCTTCAGATGAGGAGGAACCGATAATGGCGGAGGAGTCCCTTATTACGCTAACCGCGCCTGAGTTTGAGCATTTGATGGAAACGCAGGGTCTGGAGAAGACTGTGCAAGGTGTTCTGGATATCGCAAACGACGAGTTAGAGGTGGGCACCCCTCTAACCATAAAAAGCCTTGGGGACGGTACTCACCCCTTGTTAGATCAGCTAGATCGTTACAGAGGCATAGAACCGGAAAACCGCCGTGTCAGCCTTGAAGAATCTTTAACATTGTTTACAAACGTTGACGATTTTGGAAAATATGACCCAGAAAAAGGGTCTTTTTCAGGTTTAAAAGCAGGCGCTTATTCTGCGGCTAGGACTGTCCCTGAAGCGGTAGGTGGAGGGCTTGGTTGGAAAGCAGGTTTAGCAGCAGCGCACCCCATTGCTTCTCTCATTCCTCCTTTGGGTTACGGTCTTCTCGCAAAAGGAGCAATCTACGGCGTTGGGGGAGTTGGCGGTATGATTCTTGGTGCTATTGCGGCGGGGGAAGCAGAAGACGCTGTTATTGGAGAAGCTGCTCCCGTAGTGCCTTCTTTACAGGCGGCTTCAAACGCGGGTGAGACCTTTGCGATGGCGGGCTCTATGTTACTCAGCCCTTACAAATTAGTTACAAGTATACCTAAAGCAAAAACCGGCGCTTTAGAGTTTTTAGAAAATTTCAAAACTGTTTCCGGCGGAAAAGTGTCGGAAGAAGCGTTTAAGCTAGTGGCTAAAAACAGTGGCATGAGTCAGAAGGCCGCTGATAGAACGTTTGCCGCCGCGACTGCCGCACGAGAAAGCGCGACCCGCGGACCGATGTTTGGCGCGGATATGGGTGTTAACCTTGGGATATCAAGATTTAATCCTGCCGGTTACTTATTCGACCCTAGAAAAGGTAAGGTTGGCACCAGAGTAATTGGTGGAATTGAGCAAGGTATAGGCTCGTCCATGAAACAGGCGCGTGAAAAAACCGGTAGATTTTTAGGTTTAGAAGCTGCTGCTGGAGCAGGTCAGGCAGGGGGTGCATACATAGCTCAAGAAAGCGATCCCTATAAGGAAGACGTGCGTTTAGGTTACGAACTGTTAGGTTCTTTTCTCGTTCCTTTACCGGTTCAGGCGGTTGTTGAGTATGCTCCAGACTTAGTCTCAATGCTTAAAAGATGGTATGGCAACAGTAAAAACGTGGACGGTCTTCTTAAAGGCAGAATGGGAGAAGACGCTGTTGGCCGAATTATGCAGGCTATCCGTAAATCAGAAGAATATGCGGATGTACGAGACGAAGCAGGTAATCTAGTAGAAACTGCTGATGAACAATTTGCTCGGTTTATTAAAGAATTAAACGAGGCTAGTATTGATGAAGCAGGTAACCCTGTTAAATTTACTACCGCAGACTTAGCCGAGACCGCGGGTCTACCTTTATCAGCTACAATACGAACAATTCAAGACGAATTAGAAAAAAACAGTAAAGACTTAGCTGTTGCGACAGGTAGAGGTCGTGAAGAAATGCAGACCGGTGCTGTCAACGCAATACGGACCTTAGCTGCTACAGGGGACCCTGCCGCGTTGGCAGTAGCCGCACGTATCCAGCAATCGCTGTTTGAAGAAAACATAATGAATGGCATTAATGGGTCGGTAGATAAGCTAACCGACGCCGCTGTCAAAGTAGTAGGCCGAGACCTTGACGGGGGATCAACCCGTGTTGATTTATCCAAGCAGCTCTACGCTGTCTTAGAAAATCAAATTAAACTTAGCAAGACCCGCGAACGACGGCTCTGGAAAGAAGTTGGAAGCTTCCCACTTACCCAGTTTTTTTCACGAAATGGCAAGCAAATCGCACAACCTAACGTGTTGCAGTTGCTGGACAGATCCGCTAGACGAGGCGGTTTAAAGTTTTCGTCCCCCGGCGATCAAAAAGATTTAACCTCTGCGATGGGTAATCATGCATTGGACATAGAGGAGTTGAGGGATTACTTCACAACCGGGCAAGGCCGTAACCCCGCTACGGCAGACAAGTTTTATGCAATGCGGTCTGCGTTTTTAAACAAAGCTTCTATGCTTAAAAAGAAAGGGGATTTGGTTGGTGCGGGTCGGTTAAATAAGCTCAGTGATGCTTTGATGCGAGACCTTACCAGTCAAAAAGACGCTGCATCACAGCCTTACAATGCGGCTCGCGCATACACCTTCGCTCGAAATAACGTATTTACGCGAAGCTTCTTAAATCGGCTACAAACAGTAGATAAGCAGCGTGGCTTAGTAATGTCTCCAGAGGACCTGTTGGATGACGCTTTCCGCGGAGGGAGCAATTCAACAGTACAAAGGTTTGACCAAATTAAAGCCGCTGGTAGGTTCTTAATTGACGCTGGGTTCCCGGAAGAAGCGGTTGGAAGTATGGATTCAAACGCTCTCATGAGCGCGGCTTTGCGTGATTCGCTGGGCAAAATTATGGATAAGAAAACAGTAGTTAATCCGGCTAACCCCAATGAAATGATTGAAACGTTTGTTGTAAACGACAACAAATTAAAGACCTTGCGCCAACAACCCGGTACTCAAGAGTTGCTTAAGTTTATCCCAACCTTGGAAAGGGATTTAGCCGACTCGGCTAGTGCACAAAAAGCCTTTAATAACATGCTGGAGGACGCAGGAGACGCTATAAGCCCCAGTCAAGCTAGACAACGTGGCTTTAATGACGAACAGTTAGATACCATGTACGGCACAAAAGCCTTTCAGTGGGTTCTTCAATTTGAAGACCCCGGCAGGGCTGTAGCGAACGCATTAAAGTCGGACCATCCTGCTAGGGCGCTTAACTCCCTGTACAGAATGACGAATGACGCTGATATGGTAGGAACGGAGTTCACGCGCGAACAGGCCTTATCGGGGCTTAAGTCCGCCATTATTAATAATGCTTTAGTTAAAGCGAACAACTCTTCCGGTCTGCCAAACGGGGATGTTTTACACAAAGAACTTTTTGGTCAAACGAAGGGGGTTGATCCGTCTATTAAATTCTCTATGGATGAGTTCTTGTTACAAAAAGGATTATCTACTGAAGATGAAATAGCTGGTTTACAAAAAGCTATTAAAACACTGCGAGGAGTAGAAGAGGCTTTTGCTTCCGGAGACTTTGAAAACGTATTGTTTAAAAACCCTAGTTTAGCCAAGTTGTTCTATGCTCGTATCGCAGGTGCTACTGCGGGCAGTGCTTTACAAAGCCAGATGATGCGTCTTTTAGGCCTTCCTCGAATGAGTGGCGGTTTGATAGCGGAACAAACAGGTTCTGAGGTTGTTCAGAAAGTATTATTGCGTGGTCCAGAGACTCAAACCATTAAAATTATGGTTGAGCTGTTTTCTAATCCAAAAGCATTAGCCGCGGCAATGAAAACAATTCAAACAAAAAAAGATTTAGACGGTGCAATGTCTGTATTGGAGAAAGCCTTTGCACCCCTAGCAAGGCAGGTAGGCCGAAGAATGCCGTTAGTTACCCGTTCTGCTACTGAAGAAGAAGAATACGTTCCTCCAGCACAACCGCTTCAACAACCTGTTTTACCGCCCCCGCAGGGCGCTTTGAATCCACCGCCTCCGACTCCCACTCGGAGCAGTGGACCTGCACCTAGTCCGGTCCAACAACAACCTGCCGCCGTTCAATCGGTATCACAGGGTTCAGGACCCGTTGACCGGGCTAGGTTTGCAGACCTTTTCCCCGAAGACCGAGAACTTCTTGGTATCGGCAGCTTGAGGGGAGGTCGTGAATCAGGGGGTATCGGCAGTTTAGCGTAGCCCCCCCCCTGTTACCTCAACCAGTTCCTAGTGTCTTCGCCTAGCACCTGACCCGCAATATCAACCTTACTGCGCAAGGCTTGCAGGATCTTCTCGTCAATCGTTCCCGGCGAAACTAGGTCAATGTACGTTACCTTATTGGTCTGACCAATCCGGTGCGCCCGGTCCTCTGACTGCAACCGTATCTCCAAGTCGTAACTGTTGCTGTAGTAGATGACAGTAGTAGCTGCCGTCAAAGTGATTCCATACCCCCCTGTTCTGGGCTGACCCACAAAAAACCGTAACGGGTTGGCGGGGTCTTGGAAATCGTTAACGATCTCCTGCCGCTCGTCTTGGGGCGTCTCCCCATAATAGGTTGCGACCGAATCGGGCCCGAAACGGTCGCGCAGGGTAGTTGCGATCTGTTGGATGTCGTGTGTGTACGTCGCCCAAATGATCGCTTTCCCCTGTAACTCGTCTGCCACGTCCAGAAGCGAATTTAGCCTGTTGTTCTTTATAGGCTGTATCTCCCCGTCGTCAGGCCTTAAATGCCCGCAGCAAATCTGTTGAAGGCGCATTATCTGAGTTAGCACACTGGCCGTAGTCGCCAGTTCGCCACTCGCCAGCTTGGCCAAAGCCAGCTTTTTCATCTGCGCGTATAATTTTTCCTGTTCAGGAGTCAGGTCCACGTCTCGCCGAAGGTACACCTTGGCGGGCAGATCGAGACAGTCAGCCTTCAGCACCCGGTTACTGAACCGATCTAACTTTAAAGAAAGTTCGTCCAACCGCTGGTAGCCCGTGATTTGCTGAAAACTGCGGTGGCCCATGGTCCGTCGCTGGATGTTCGCGTACCGTGCTTGAAAAGCGTAGTAGGAATTAAACCCTAGCGACTTCTCTGCAAGAAAGCCGCACTGGCTGAACAGGTCCATCGGGCTTTTGGTAATAGGCGATCCCGTCAATATTCGACGGTACTTAGAGCGTTTCTGTAGGGCCATGATTGCCTTGGTCCTAGCCGCCTTGCGGTTCTTTATCGTAGTGGACTCGTCAACCACGACCATGTTTTCGGGGTTTTGATAGAGGAAAGCAGTGGCCGCGGTAGGACCCCTAGCACTGGAAAACGCTTCGACGTTCATGACAAAAATCTTTAAGGCGGGCTCCTTGTCCACAATAAAAGCCATAAGCTCCTCCTCGAAACGCTTGGTCTTAGAGGGGGTCCAGCGGCATATCGTACGAGGGATGCGTTTAGGCAGATGGATCGGTATCTCCCCCTTAACCCAGTTGTCGTACACTCCTTTGGGCGCTATGACCAACGCCGCTTTTAGCAGGCCCGCTTCATATAGCACCGCCATCGTATCGATAGCGACCTTTGACTTCCCCGTGCCCATTTCCATGAATAGCGCGTAGTGCTCAGCGGCCCACGAATCCTCTAGCGCCTCTCGTTGGTGACTATACGGGGTGGTCTCATAGTGATATCCCTGCATACTCGTCCTTTTCTTAAAACCACTTGACACGCGTAGTATATAAGATATTATCCGTATTTCGCAAGGCCCAAAAGGAGCCTTTAACCACGAAGGAGAAGTAGCATATGAGCAGTGACGAACTAGCGAAATTGATGGAGGCCGACTTTGAGGACAACAAAAAAGCCACCTCCGTTGAACAGGTAGACCAGAAAGGCCTTACGTCGGTAGCCGGGTTGGCCCGCCTGATCCGAGACAAAGAAGTACAAATCGACTCTCTTGAGACATCCCTCAAGGAGTCTAAAAAAGCACTTCAGAAACTCACGGACGAGGAAATGCCCGCCATGCTGGCGGAAATCGGGATCTCCTCTTTTTCCCTCGACGACGGTTCTACCGTTGAGGTCAAACAGACGTATGGGGCGTCCATACTCGTCCAAAACCGCCCAACCGCTTTCGAGTGGCTGCGCGACCACCAGTACGACGACATTATTAAAAATACGGTCTTGTGCCAATTTGGCCGTGGTGAGGACGATCAGGCAAGTGCCTTTTCTGCGTTCGCAGAGGATCAGGGGTTCATACCCCAACAAAAAACTGAGATCCATCCACAAACGCTACGGGCTTTTGTGAAGGAGCGATGTGAGGCGGGAGAGGAGTTCCCCATGGAGTTGTTCGGGGCTTGGGTAGGTCAACGTGCCGTTATTAAGAGAGGAAAATAGGATGTCATCAGAAAAATCAGTAGGCGTAAAGAAATCAACCGAAATGGCGGAATTTGATCCCTCCATGTTTGAGGCCGATGCTGGGCAGGGCGTGGAGAACATGGGGCAAGACGACTTGGCCCTTCCATTCCTCAAAGTTCTTTCAGGTAATGACCCTGTGCTGGACGAAAACGAGGTGGCTCGTAAAGGTGATATTTACAACACCGTGACCAGTTCAATCTATAAGGGAAAAGACGGCGTTCGAGTGATTCCGTGTGCCTACCAGCGTCGATTTATTCAATGGGCCCCCCGGGGCACAGGAGGCGGTGCCCCTACGGCGATGTACGAGCCGGGTGAAGTGCGCCCCGCAACGCAGCGTTCTGCCGACGACAACAAAGACTACGTTGCCGATGGCAGTGGGCAGTATATCGAGGAAACGCATCAGCACTTTGTGTTGCTAGTCGGCGAAGAAGGCAGCGTCGAGACAGCTTTAATTGCAATGAAAAGTACGCAGCTCAAGAAATCGCGTAAATGGAACAGCATGATGGCGAGCCGGTCCATGCAAGGCTCTAACGGGCCGTTTACCCCGCCCCGCTTCTCTCATATTTACCACCTGAAAACGATCTCTGAGGAAAACTCTAAAGGGTCGTGGCACGGTTGGGAAATGTCGTGTGAAGGGGCTATCTCCGACGCGAGCCTATACGTCCGCGCTAAGGCGTTCGCCGAGAGCATCACCAGTGGAGACGTGGTCGTTAAGCACACAGAGGAGGAAAACTCGAACGGCCGTAAAGCACCGTTTTAAGGTACTGAGGCGGGGCGTGGTGCCCCGCCCTTTTTTACGAAACGGGGCAGGCAATGTCGTTAGATAAATTCATGGGCATCTTTGAGGGCCTAAAAGTAGCGCACGGCTACTTCAAAATAGAAAAGACGGGGGCTAACGGCAAGGCCCAAGGCAAGGCGGGCGTTCTTCGCGAACCTCAAACTCCCCAGCTCTGGGAAAACCACTTGAGCGGTAAGGGCAGTGGTCTCGGGATCGTGCCCATCAATGAGGATAACAACTGTAAATGGGGCTGCATCGATATCGACCAGTACCCCCTAGATCACAAACTGCTGGTGGATAAAATCCGCCGCCTAAAATTACCCCTAGTCGTATGCCGCTCTAAGTCCGGGGGCGCTCATTGTTTTTTATTCGCCACCACGTGGACCGAAGCTAAAGACATGCAGAAAGCCCTACGGTCCATGGCCGCCGCACTGGGCTACGGCGAGAGCGAGATTTTCCCCAAACAGATAAAGCTCAATTTAGACAGGGGGGACGTGGGTAACTTCCTGAACCTCCCCTACTACAACCACGAGGAAGGGCTTCGATACGCATTTTTGGACGACGGCACCTCGGCCACGCTGGACGAGTTTTTGGCGCTGCACCAGCAATACGCTCAAACCCCGGAAGAGGTCGTCAAAACACAGGTCGTCGGGGTCGGCGAAACCAAGCTGCTTCAGGACGGACCTCCTTGTCTACAGATCCTCTGCAAGCAGGGCATTAGCGAAGGCGGCAGGAATAATGGCCTGTTCAATATCGGGGTCTATCTACGGAAGGCCTTCCCGGATAGCTGGGAGTCAGAAATCCTGCGGTTTAACATGGATTATATCTCTCCACCCTTGCCGCTCGGCGAGGTCAACGTTGTTGCCAAGCAGGTAGAGCGCAAAGATTACGCCTACAAATGCAACGACGCCCCGATTAATGCCCACTGCAACAAAGAACTTTGCCGGACCCGAAAGTTTGGGATTAGCGCGGTTGTTGCCGGGGCGTCCATCGCTAACCTGCGTAAGTACAACTCTACCCCACCGGTCTGGTTTATGGACGTGAACGGGGAACCGTTGGAGATGGACACTGACGCGCTGATGAACCAGCTAACCTTCCAGAAAGCCTGTATGGAGCAGCTCAACTTCATGCCAAGGTCAGTGGGAAAGCCTCAGTGGGAAAGCCGTATAAGCACCCTCCTGAACGAGATGAAGGAGAACGAGTCTGCCATCATAGAGGTGGCAGTTGATGCGAGCACAAGCGGACAGTTTTATGACTACCTCGAAGAGTTTTGCCGCCACCTACAGGTCGCACAGGACAAAGAAGAAATCCTGCTGCGGCGTCCTTGGACGGACGAGGAGCAGGGAATCACGTATTTCCGATTGAAGGACCTTGAGAATTTCCTGAAGAAAAACAAGTTCTTCGAGTATAAGTCGCACCGAATTGCTCAACGCCTACGGGATATTAACGGTTCTAGCGTGGTCCTTAAAATTAAGGGTCGAGCTGTTCGTGTATGGCAGATCCCATCCTTCAGGAAGTCCGACATTGATATCGACACCCCTAATTTGGGTGGCCAGCACAAGGCCCCTTTCTAATGGTGGTCGAGGAGCGGACTTTTAAGGAACACCGCAAGCGCCGTAACGCGACCATCGTCGAAATGATCGATGACGATCTCATGACGATGACGGCAGTCGCTAAATTGTTTTCTATATCTAGGCAGCGCGTAAAGCAGATTTACGATAAGGAGAAGGAGCAGACGAACCGTGTTTAGAATATTTGGACCACCGGGAACAGGCAAGACCACCACGCTATTGAACATGGTCGATGACGCCTTAGAAGCGGGCACACACCCGCACCGCATAGCTTTCCTAGCGTTTACTCGCAAAGCGGCCAACGAGGCCAAAGAACGAGCGGCTGAACGCTTCAACCTCAGCCCTAAAACAGACTTAATCCACTTCCGTACACTCCACTCCCTCGCCCTGACGATGACCGACATCCGGTCCGAACAGGTGATGCAGGAGGCCCACTTCAAGGAGCTGAGTGAGGCCATAGGAATCCCGCTCGGCCGCAAAAAAGTCGGGAGCTTCGACGACGACGTCCCGTCCATGGTGGCCAGCAGCGATCCGATTCTCGGACTGATCAACCTCGCCCGTTTGAGGCGGGTGCCGCTTCGAGAACAGTACAACGACAGCAATCTCAGGAAGGACTGGAACACAGTTAACTATGTCGATAGATGCCTCCGCGAGTACAAAGACAGCATGTCGTTGTACGACTTCACCGACATGCTGGCGGAGTTCGTCAAAGGGTCCGACCGGTTCTGCCCCGACTTTGATCTGTGCGTCCTAGACGAGGCCCAAGATTTAAGCCCTCTACAATGGGAGATGGCTCACGCTATCGACGATCATTCCGAGCGGATGTATGTCGCCGGGGACGACGATCAAGCCATTTATCGATGGGCTGGTGCGGACGTCGACCACTTCATTAATTTACCGGGAGGATCTGAAACCTTATCTCAGTCCTATCGGATACCAAGGCTGGTCCACAACCTCGCAGAGAATGTCGTGCGCCGTATCGTCCGTCGATTTCCCAAGCGGTATGAGCCCAAGGGGGAAGCAGGTAACGTGACGAGGATCGACAGCATCTCTGCGATAAACATGGCCGAAGGGTCTTGGCTGATATTGGCGCAAGCGGGATACCTGCTACAGCCCGTGGCCACTGAACTGAAGTCGAGCGGCTACCTGTTCAACTACCGCGGCCACCGGAGCATTAGCGAGAAGCTGGCCTACTCGGTCAACGGCTGGGAGCAGTTGCGCAAGGGCAAAGAGATCACCGGGGAGGTCGCCCGGAAAATATACAGCTTTATGTCGGTCGGCAAGAGGGTGGTTCGAGGCTACAAAAAATTGACAGGCATCGAGGATCACGAGATGATTACCATGGGGACCCTAGTCGATAACTACGGCCTGAAAGCCGATAAGGCCATGATCTGGTCCGAAGCCATGGACAAGTTGCCCGATATAGACCGCGCGTATATCACGGCACTGCTACGACGGGGCGAGAAGTTCAATGGAATCCCCCGTATTACAGCGTCCACGATCCACGGCTCAAAAGGGGGAGAAGCGGATAACGTCGTGTTGTTCACGGACCTTAGCCCCGCCGCAGATAACGAGATGCGCATTAATCCGGATGACATGCACCGGGTTTTTTACGTCGGCTTAACGCGCACGAAACAAAACCTGTTTATCGTCGACTCGGTCGATGCCACGAGGAGCTACGACCTATGATCCCCCACGAGGAAGACAAGATGGTGTCACAGCCCCACCATTATTCAAGCGGCGAGATAGAATGTATCGACGCAATGGTGTCGGCATTCGGAGAGGATAAAGTCCGAGCTTTCGCGGAGCTGTCAGCTTTCAAGTACCTTTGGCGCATGGACCGAAAAAACAGCGTGAGCACACAAGACAAGCAAAAAGCCATCTGGTATTTATCGTGGTCAATTGGAGATGATTTGAGAATCAAACCATGAGCCTACAAATGGCCCTGTTCGCCCGTAAAAATGAGTGGGTGCCTCCTTTGGAACTGCCCGACATTACGGGTGCCTCTAAGATTGCCATCGACGTGGAGACCCGCGACCCGAATCTGAAGAACAGCGGGCCCGGGTGGCCAACAGGGGATGGCGAAGTGGTGGGCTACGCTGTCGCTGTCGAGGGCTGGTCCTGCTATATCCCTATCCGGCACTTCGGCGGCGGTAACCTCGACGAGAAGATCGTCAACCGCTGGCTGAAAAAAGTATTCGAGTGCCCCGCCGATAAAATCATGCACAACGCACAATACGATCTGGGGTGGATTAAAAATATGGGCTTCACGGTCAATGGGCGCATCATCGACACCATGATCGTGGCCTCACTGATCGACGAGAACCGTTTTAGCTACAGCTTGAACGCGCTCTGCTACGACCTGCTGAACAAAACTAAATCCGAAAAGGGCCTAGTAGCGGCTGCTCTGGAGTTCGGTGTCGATCCCAAAGCTGAGATGTGGAAGATGCCCGCTATGTATGTCGGACCATACGCTGAAGCGGACGCGGAGCTTACCCTCGAACTGTGGAATTACTTTTCCATTCAGGCAAGCCAAGAGGACCTGTGGAGCGTCATTAATCTGGAGCTGGACTTGCTCCCATGTCTGGTGGACATGACCATGCGCGGCGTCCGAGTCGATGTCGACAGAGTCGAACGCACACGGGACAGCCTCCTTAAACGGGAGCGGGAGGTCTTGAAGGAGTTGAAGCGAGTCGCTGGCTCTGGCGTGGAAATCTGGGCTGCGCAATCGCTTGCAAAATCCTTCGACAACCTCGGAATCCAATATCCAAAGACTGAGAAAGGAGCACCTTCCTTCACCAAACTCTTCCTCCAAGAGCATGAGCACCCCGTCGCGAAGCTCATTGTTGAGGCTCGGAATCTGAACAAGACCTCCGGGACATTTATCAACGCCATCATGAAGCACTGCCACGCTGATGGCCGCATCCATAGTCATATCAACCAACTCCGTTCGGATGATGGGGGGACCGTGTCGGGCCGCATCTCTATGCGGAACCCTAACTTGCAACAAATCCCGGCTCGCGACCCTATTTATGGCCCAATGATCCGCTCACTGTTCCTGCCGGAAGAAGGGGAAAAGTGGGCGGCAATCGACTTCTCGCAACAAGAACCGCGCATCTTGGTTCATTATGCGCATGTATACGGCGAAACACGAGGAGTGCCCCTAGAGGGAGCGGCTGACTTCGTCTCAGCCTACAACAATACGCCAGAAACAGACTTCCATAGCCTCGTCGCAGGGATGGCTAAAATCCCCCGAAAGCAGGCGAAAACCATTAACCTCGGCCTGATCTATGGCATGGGGGTCACTAAGCTGTCCGAACAGCTCGATACCTCGCTGGAGGAGGCAAAGAGCTTGGTGAAGCAGTACCACACCCGCGTCCCCTTCGTTAAAGGATTGATGACGGGAGTGATGAACCGCCTAAACGAGAAGTCTTCGGGGGGCGCGTTACGCTCCCTCGAAGGCAGGAAGTGCCGCTTTGAACTGTGGGAACCCGATACGTTCGCCATGAACAAAGCACTACCCTATAAAGAAGCGGTGGATGCCTACGGACCTACGACCAGACTCAAACGGGCGTTCACGTATAAAGCACTCAACCGACTCATCCAAGCCTCGGCCGCCGACATGACTAAACGCGCCATGGCTAACCTGTACAAAATGGGGAAACTGCCCCTGCTGCAAATGCACGATGAACTGGCCATGTCCGTAAAGAGCCGGGAGGAAGCTGAAGAGATTGCCCGGGTAATGGAAAATGCGGTGCCCTTAGAGGTCCCCAACGTTTGCGACGTGGAGGTTGGCCCATCTTGGGGGGAGGCGATATAAGTTTGACGGGTATGCGATAATGTGGGACACTCCTCCAACAGTAAATTACGGAGAAGTAGGATGGAGTTAAAAGCAATAGATGAGGCACAAAAAGAAGCCGAAAAGTTTTTTGAACGGGAAGACGTGAAAGCCCTTTTCCATGAAGCGTGTAGGCTGTCTATCTATTCGTTACCTGACTATCAAGTAGGGAAAACACTTTGGAAGCGTATGGGGTACAAAGCGCCTCATCCGTCAAAACAAAAAAGGGATGAACTGAAAAAAGTAGAAAGAGACCTCTATCATGTCGCTTGCGCTTTGAACCGAAGGGGGGGCTACGCTAAGTAGGTATATGGAAACAAGACAGGAAGAGATGCGTGTTCAAGTGTCAGGGTTTCATGGCAAGCACCCAGAAGTCTGGCGTTTCTTTTGTGGATTTACGTTTGAGATGATACAGCGAGGATATTCACACTACTCAGTCAATGCTGTATTCGAAAGGATACGTTGGGAGATTGATTCTGGTGGTGATGGGACTACCAGTTTTAAGCTAAACAACAATTACAGAGCGTTTTACGCTCGGAGGTTTATGAATATATACCCAGAACATTCAGGGTTTTTCCGAACAAGGGAACAGACCAGCAAAGATAAATCTGCTACTAACTTGCCGGAAATTACACCTGCATATTATCGATCAGGAGGGGGCTGACTCTCGTTCTTTCCGTGCGCGGTGATGGTCCTCCCAATAGTCCCACCCGTGAACCCCTGCCGTGATCGCGAGAAGCCCCAAAAATACCCACGGGGTCGACCACATGGCGCACCCGCCCAGCAAGACGCCCACTATAAATCCAACGTGTCCTTCACTCATGGTTGTTCCTTTAAAGTAACCTTACTTGCCGAAATCCTGTCCGAAGGTCGTCTTCTTTCCCGACAGCTTCGATATAACGTT